TTGCATGTAACATCGGCCCAACTGTGTTTGCCAGCTAGCTTCAACGTGCTGTTATAAATTGGTACTAGAATTTCTTCAAAACTAACTTCTGGGCGTTTGAAGTCAATGACCTGTTTGGTCAATTCGGTACGTGGTGTAGAAATGCCTAGACCTTCAAATATCACTCTAAAGCGATACTTGAGTTTTGGCATTAACAGACCCTGTGTTGGCGAACTTTGATCACTCGCTAACGGCACTGTCATTCTTGTCAATGATGAAACAGCCATGTGTTATCTCCTATATACAGTATTTATGGCACTTTGAACCATGAAATCTTTGGTCATTTTAAATCTCATTATTACCCTGCTGCCTGTGCCGAAGCTACTGAACCTGCTGCAATTTCACCGGTGTTCTTAATTCTCAATGGAATATAGATAAACTCAACTGCTTTGACTGGTTCAATTGCAATGTCAACATACAGCTCGTTACGATCAATTGTTGCAGGTGTATTATTTGACAAATCGCAAACAACTAGGTAGTCATAGATACCACGTTTGGCAATCAAATCAATCATCAAACTCTCAACAGAGTTTGAAATTTCATCACGAGTAATCTGATCATTTGGTTCAAACAAGAACTGTTTACCAATAGTTTCTAGTCGACCACGAATAAATGCAATCAAACGTGCTACATTAATACGATTCATTGCAGAATTGATGCTGGTAAATGTCTTGTTACCAAAGTTTGTAATGCCTACACCAGGAACCACTGTAATTGGGTTTATATTCAGAGTGTAGAGCTCATCACGTAGACCTTGACGTACGCCAATTTGTATGAATTCTCCGGTGGCACCGTCAATGTAACCAATACGATCAGCGTTGTCAACTAGGCCACGGCGTGTACCAGCTGGTGCCAACCATGGGAAAGCCACTTCGTCATTGCGGATAAATGTACGCAACATCATGTGAGTTGGAGGTTGTACAATTGCTGCTCCGCTTAGGTCAGTAGTTTGGCAGCTTGGATAGAATGTTGCCATGTACTGGCTAGCAGTAGTCAAGCCGTCACCTGCTGGAACACCTTCACCGTTGTTGTCGTTGCTCCAAACAGTGAGATTAGTACCTTCGGGACTTAAACGCAATGGTGTATCAACAAGTACAAAACCAGTGTTGTTGCGCTCGTTATTCAGTGCAATCATATTGACCGCAAGTTCAGGATATTGAGGGCAAGCAATCAACTGGAAGTCAATTTGTTCTTCTCGAGCCTGAGTATTGGTGTCAATACCTGATTTCAATGCTTGAACAATCAAGGCACGCTGCGCCAAACGACCCATATACGCACTGCCGTCATTTCTGGTGCCTGATGCAGATACCCATGCATTGGTTACCGATGGTAAAGTTTCGTCAGGGAAAGTAGTTGCATTGAAATAATTCACTGCAAATCGTTTGACATTAAATCCTGATCGACGTGTGTTGAACAACAAAATACCTGTTGGGTATAGGTTTGCATCAGGTGCATCAAGGTCCAAATAGCTTGATGTCAGCAAGCTCTTGATTGTTGGAATTGGATCGCTGATAGGATCAGTGCTGCCATTTGTGGCCCAACGTGCGTCGGCAAATAACACACCATTTTCAGTGGTCTGATCAGTGTTGTTGATCGTTACCCACTGATCAACGCCATCAACATTTTCCCAACGATTGATCACGGGATAATTTTCAAGATCAGATGTATCAATCCACAAATCACCGTAAACCAATGGTGATTGTGCTGTGTCGTTTTGTGTTGATGGTGCTGATGTAGCAAACTGTGGTCCAGAAGCATTGGTCAAGCTTAGATTGTAACCGCGCACATCGCTAGTCACAGTCTGATAACCTGCCCAGCCATTATTACCATTGATCATGATATCAACTTCGGTACTAGTTGAATAGTACCACAGGCGTCCATTTGCAGGATTTTGATCTGGAGCAGTGGCGCTGGCAGTGTAATCTAGTTGGGTCCAGTTACTCAAAACGTATGATCCATCGGGTTGTTGACGAGCATTGGCGCTCATATCAAACCCAGCAGTTAATAATGGTGTACCAACGTTGTCAGCAACAACTACAACTCCACCTGCACTATGACTAATAGTCATTTGTCCTGCTGCGTTAACACCAGCACTGACATAAGGAACGTTGGCTGCACTCACTGCTGCAATAAAGTCTGCAGGTGTTGTACCCAACAATGTTGCTATCACTGGAGTAGTTAAGGTACTGCTGTTTGGTGCACTGGCTGAAATTGTAAACTCTGTGCTGGTAATAAACACAGGATCAGCAGTTTCACCTGTTGCAACCATGGCACCGGTAGCTGTTCGCTCTAAAAGTTGCAGTGTAAAGGTTGCGTCATCGTAGACATCATATTGAGCATAGGTAGTCCCTACAGGAATACTTTTACCACCGCCTGTTGGGTCAAGTGCCTTGTTGGCACTTTCGTCGTTCATATAAATTGGGCAACTTTGTGTTACAAATGCACCCAATGTGCCGTTGTATTTTTTAACTACTAAGTTTGCACCTTGATTGACCGAAGTAATTTTGTTCCAAACTGAACCGGTTGGCTTTGGCTCATCGTCAGTGACGCGCCAGCGTGGTACTTGATAGTTTGGTGTCTGCTGGAAGCCAGGAGCATAGTATGAGCCTTCGGGGATGCCAAGCTCGGTCAGTGCTGTTCCACTTGCTGTGAGAATAGTGACAATACCACCATTGGCAGTTGATCCATCGCTGGTTGCTGTGCTGTCAGCATAGATTGTTAAACGACCATTTTCATTGACAGCAGTTACACCCTGGATGTTGTCTGCATTGATATCAGATACTACTTGAGCCACTGTGTTGTTTGGTGATGCTGCAATAGTAATTGGATAGTTATTGACTGTAAACACTGAGCCTGGAGTCAGTGTAGTGGGTGCGGCACTGCCCTGTGCTGTAGGCCAGCTCAATTTCCATGCATCGCTACCAATCAGTACCCATTCGTTGGCACTGTTTTTATAATAAACAGGATTGTTTACATTGGTGGCATTGACTGCATAGTCACCAATAGTGCCCACACTTTGTAATGGCACTGTGCTTGGTGATGGTTCAATTTGTGTAGAGCTTGTTAGGACCAATGGTGTCTCAAGAGTAAATGCACCTGTGGTGACATTCCACTCAAAAATACCCCATTGCGTTGTTCCAGTATCAAACCAATAAGTTCCAGCAGCTGGTGCACCAGTTGGGCGCACAAGAGTTGCTGTTAATTCAGCTAGGTCAATGTCAACACGCTGCACATAAGCACGATTGCTGATGCCCAGGCATGAATATGCTGCCATCAAACCATATTCGTTGAGTTCATAACCATTAATTGGTGTGCCAGCTGTGGTCTTATAGAAGAACGGTACACCAAATGTTGCAGCCAAATCTCGCTGGCTTGTGATTGTATAAACTCTATTGGCGTTGACAGCCAATGTACCAGCTGCTACACCAGTGCCAGCTCCAGAAACTTTGTTCTGTGCAGTAGCAATAAGAATATAAGGTACGGTGTTAGTTGCTGCAGGAATATAGTTACTTTCGTCTATAACGGTAACTTGTACGCCAGGTGATGTTAGTGCCATTTGGATGGTTCCTTTTAAAGTTATGAATATTTATCGAAAATACCAAAAACCATCTGTTTACGCTGCCCTTGGCAAAGGTTCACTGTAAATAACATTATGAAACGTCCTATTTGTCCCGTATGCCAGCAGCGTCCCTGCGCTGTAAACTATTTAAAAGAAGAGGTAGTTCACTATCGTAGCCGCTGCGACAATTGTATACGTAAGAACAAAAAATTAAAGCCGCATGAACCAAAGTGGAAGCTCAAGGGCTATAAGAAAAAACCCGCATGTGATTTGTGCGGGTTTAAAAGTAAGTTTAATTCACAGACTTTGGTATATCACATTGATGGTAATTTAAGCAATGTTGAGCCTAGAAATTTGCGAACTATCTGTAAGAACTGTATAGAAGTGGTCAAGCGACAGGATCGTCCTTGGCGACAGGGTGATCTTGAACCAGATTTTTAAGTTGCTCAAACAAAGAATCAAATGTTCCGTTGTTATCAAGTTCGGCATCAAACTTATAACCAATCCAAGCCCATTCACTGGGATGTATTTTTAGTTTGGCCATCTTATCGCTAGACAAGGCCCAACCTATGTGTCTAGGCCCACGATTTATTGCCAATGCATATTCGTACCAGTCTGGTAGCGGGCCACGATTAATTCTAAATACCTTGCCCCCGGCTTTTTGAATTGCTTTTATTTCATTGGGGAAACGTACATCGCTGATCACAATATTATCTTGTGTTTGGCGTAGTTTGTTTTCCAGACTTGCTATCCAAATATCATCGTGAAATCCGTTACGACACACTTCAGTGCCCCAATTTTGTAGGATCCAGCGTGGGGTCAACTGTGGCATACCCAAACGTTCAGCCCACCAGGTATCAACTTGCTCACGCCATTCTCTGCTTTGTTTGGTACGCCCTTCTAGCAGTGTTCGATCCCAACCAAACACCTGTGCCACTGCATCTTTGAGACTGTTGGCAAAGCTATCTCTGCGAAATCCATGAAAATTGGTTAGGTAATCAGCTGCTGTGTCTTTGCCTGACCCAATAAATCCTATTAATCCTATAATCATGAAACTTCCTTTACATTTAATTGCCGCAGTGTTGCCTGAAGCAAGTCAATCTGTCGACAACAATCATCTAGAGCATGATGCGATGCTGGGCGGTGTGGTTCGCCGGAACGTATAACAAATTGATGTGTGGGGTGAGTTGAGTTCTGATCAGGCAGTAAATTATACACTGTTCGAGCATCTCGTACTTTGTAGTATTGCCAAGGCAATGGTTTGTTGTGGCTTTTGTAGGCGTTTTCTAGTATAGTCATGTCAAATGTAGGCCCGTTGGCCCAAATTACACCACTCTTCCAGATAAGTTTACCCAACTCATCAAGTACTTGGGGTAACGCTATTCGCCCTTCTTCGGCAAAAGCTTCGGCCTTGGCTTCGGGATTCTGGTTTGCCCACCATTCTAGTGTCCCATCTTCAATGGATCTGTCAGACTGGCTTTCAAAATCTACTCTAGCATAATAGCTAGAGTCAAAGTACCCTGTGCCCATTGGGTCAAAACTCTGCGCTGCTACAGTTAAAATCACTGTGTTGGGAGCGGTGCCCAAGGTTTCAATGTCAATCATTAAATGTGCCATTGAACTATTGTAACAGAGTTTTTGGAGTTTGTCTTGTGGAAGTTTAACCAATTACCCAGGTCAGTGGCTGTGAACCATCAACATAGTTTTTGAGTTCTTCAATTTTAGCATCCATCTGAGCCTGCGCTTCGGCTTTCATTGCTGTGCCATTGAGAGTCCCGCCGCCTTGTGGTCCAGCAATGGTACCAAATTTTTCACGGGCTTCACCAATGATCATTTTGCAGTTGGCCACC